GTCATGGTGGCCAACCACGCCAATGTGCAGCGTGACAGGCTGCGCGTCGATGCCCGCAAGTGGCTGATGAGCCGGCTTGGGGCCAAGAAGTACGGGGATCATGTGGAGGTGGAGCACTCCGGCGAAGTGGGACACACTCATCGTGTAGACATCAGCACTCTGTCATCCCGGGAGAAGATGAGACGGCTGGCCCTGTTCATGCTGGAGGATCAGCAGGCTGGCACTGTGATAGACGGCGAATCATCCGTAATGACAGACAGTGAGCCCGTTGCAAGTGCCTGACAAACCAGCCCTTCTCGGAACTGAACGGACAATGTCCGTTCGCACGAATCGGTTGGGGGTGGGGGTCCGAATAGTGACCCGGGGGCCGCTGAGCGCGCGGACGCGGAGTGGGTTTGGGCACCGCCCCACAGAATTTCAAAATATTTCGCCGCAAAAGTGGTGTAATGACGATTGACTTGTTGAGGCGTTGGATGCGCCACGTAGCCAGGAACGTCGACCCATCACCGTGCCAGCTCAGGGAGCCCGATCGCTTGCACGCAGTAGCCGCCCTCGCTGGAGCGAGACCGAAGGCCCGAAAAAAATCGAGGAGATCGAGATGCCCGTTGAGTGGATATTGGTAGTTTGGTTGATTGTTGCTGGCCCTGAGGGGCCCGTTCTGGCGCCGGCCTTTGAGGTTGGCACGTATCGCTTGTTGGATGCCTGCGAGGCATCTGCCAAGACCGTTAGCTTTCAGCGCAGCGATGTCGAATTTATCGCGCTTTGCGTTGAGCGGGACAAGCAGTGAATCTCGAGGTGGAGGCCTACGCTGGCGAGCTCAGCAATCTGCGATCGTGCGTGGAAGTGATCGACAGGCATATTGCGGTTGGCCCGCTGCAGGGGAATGGTTTTGATGCAACCGCCGAGCGTAATGGCTTGATTTTGGCCCGTAATTTGTTGATTGGTTTGTTGCGGCCGGCTCCGGGTCTGGATCATTCTGAGTATCGGCTGGTGCCCTCGAGGTCGCTGGACAAAACTGAGGACGAGGAATTTCCGAGCATGTCTGGTGAGCTCTCAGATGAGATCTCGCAGGCGTATTTTGATGCCAAGGGTCCGTTGCTGATGCGGTGCAATCTGTGAGCGCGGTGCCAGCGGAGGTCGAGTACCCGCTCGAGATTGTCAATGGCTGGCCGCCGAATATCGATCAGATTCGGTTTTGGTTGCCGGCCGTGACCAGCCGCAACATCTTTGCGCACGGCAGGAAAATCTACTCGCCCTCTGGCACCAAGCTGCCGATCTGGCTGATCGAGCATGAGAAGGTGCATTTTTATCAGCAGGATCATTTTGGCGGCACGCAGAGGTGGTGGCAGGAGTTCCTGATGAATGCCGAATTTCGGCTCGCCCAAGAGATCCCGGCGCACCAGATGGAATGGCGCGTCTGGCTGGCGGTCATGCCCAGGCCACGCAACGAGCGTCGTATTGTTCTCAAGCAGATGGCGAAAAGGCTGTCCGCTCCGATGTATGGCAGTATCATTTCAGCCGCTGAGGCGAAAAAGAGGATCACGGCATGAACGACAAGGTGATGAAAAAGGCAGACGCCAAGGGCCGCATCGAGGCGGTGCTGGAGCAGAACAAGTCCAAGGATTTCGTGCAGCGCATTGTCGATCCCGAAAATTCGCCGTCCATGGATCTGGGCAAGGGCTACACCGGCACGCACCTGATGGCCGCCGACTGGGACGATGAGGAGCAACGCTGGATGGTTTATCCGACCATTGTTCGCGTCAATGGCGAGCTGAAAAAACTCGAGGTGAACGAAGCCATGATGCACGCCAAAGCCACTGGCGAGTTCATCGATTTTGCCGGCGACAAGGACGAGGCCATCTGGTTCTCGAAAAACTACAAGAAGGTGTGGGCTAAAAAGTGAGCCAAGAATCCGCGCTCATCGACGAGCTGCTCGAAAAATACGATGCCTTGCCGGCCCACAAGCGCGGTGAGATGGACAAGCTGGTCGAGGATCGCTCGCAGGGGCGGTTGTGGTTTCCAACCCCGGGCCCTCAGCTCGAGGCGGTCAACTGCACCGCTGACGTGCTGCTCTATGGCGGCTCAGGCGGCTCGGGAAAAACGGACCTGATCCTCGGGCTGGCGCACACAGAACACAAACGCACGCTGATTATTCGCAAGCACTATGTCGACCTGACCGCACTCACCGATCGCGCCAAGGACATCAATGGCACCGAGAAGGGCTACAACGGATCCATCCCGCCACGCCTGAAAACGGTCGAGGATCGTCTCATCGATTTCGGCGGTATCGCAAAACCGGGCGATGAGGAGCACTGGCAGGGTCAGGCTCACGATCTGCTGGCGGTCGACGAGGTGGTGCAAAATCGCGAAAAGCAGATCCGCTTCCTAATGGGTTGGGTCCGATCCGCCGAGGAGGGCCAGCGGTGTCGCGTCATCCTGGCAAGCAATCCACCAACCACCTCGGCAGGCGACTGGATCATTCCGATGTTCGCGCCGTGGCTCGATAACCGCTACGACAATCCGGCCAAACCCGGCGAGCTGCGATGGGTCGTCACCATGCAGGACGATGCCGGCAATTCATTCGATCACTGGGTCGATGGGCCCGATGTCAAAATTGATTCTGGGAGAAAGTACGATGACGGCACCACGAGATACCTGCAGCCAGAATCCAGAACCTTCATCCCCGGCCGACTGGACGACAACCCGTTCCTGGCTGGTGACGGAAAATACGCCGCCAAACTCGATGCTCTCCAAGAGCCTCTGCGCTCTGCAATCCGAGATGGCAACTTTATGGCTGCAAGACAGGACGAGCCGGATCAGCTCATCTCTACTGACTGGATCCGGGCCGCCCAAAACCGCTGGACCTCTGATTACTATGGCCAGCCTCCACTCAATGTGCCGATGTGCGCCATTGGTGTCGATGGCGCCTCGAAGCGAGATGAGGCCGTACTGGCTCCCCGATACGATGGATTCTATCCGAACCTTATTGCTACGCCCGGTTCTGAAACACCCCATGGGCGTGATCTCGCTGCCCTTGTCCTGAAACACAGAAAGCATGGCGCAGTGCCGGTGATCGACTGCGGCGAGCGAACCGGGGCCGAGGCCTTTGCGCATCTGGAGGAAAACGGCGTCGACTGCATCCGGCATGTGGGCATGGATACCTCGATCATGCGCACCAAAACCAAGCAGCTCAAATTCTTCAATAAGCGCGCTGAGGTCTACTGGCGATTCATGGAGGCGCTCGATCCAGAACAGGACGGCGGCTCCCCGATCGCGCTGCCCGATGACCCGATGCTGGTCTCCGATCTCACCGCTTTAGCGTGGGAGCTCACGGCAAACGGCATCAAGGTGACATCGAAAAAGGATGTCGTTGCGATCCTCGGCCGCTCTCCAGACCGCGGCGATGCTGTGGTGCAATCGTGGTCAGCAGGCGCGCGGGCGGTCACGCATCTGCACGAGTGGCGAAAAGATCAGCTTAGCGGTACGATGCTCGGCAAGGCGAACCGCCGTCCTAATGTGAATATGGGTCCAAGGAGAAGGAACCGTGGGTGATATAGGTAGTTCTTTTAAGCGGGCAACAAATTTCGGCCTCGGTCGTGGCTTTGCAACCAACGAGGAACGCCGCGAGGCTGCCAAGGCCAGGGTCAAAAAGAAAAAAGACAAGATGTTCCAGAACGCAACGATGCCGGACGAGGAGGACATTCGCCGGGTCGAGCGCAGAAAAGCGGCCAAGCGCCGCGGCTCCCGGGCCAACACCATCCTCACTGATCGCGAAACTCTCGGATGAACCCCAAACAACTGGTACTGCGCGGAGCTCAGCTCTATAACGAGCGCAAGGCCATCCTCACGCTCTGGCAGGACATCGCTGAAAATTTCTATCCGCAACGCGCCGACTTCACGCTGACGCGCTACATCGGCCAAGAATTTGCCGAGCACCTCCACAACAGCTATCCGATCATCGTGCATCGTGAGCTGTCGACGTCCCTGGCCGCGATGCTCCGGCCGCGCGCGAAGGAGTGGTTTTCAGTCTCGGTTGATGAGCCTGATGACCTGACGCAGGCCGGCAAGGAGTGGTTGCACTGGGCCACCAAGCGCCAGCGCCAGCTGATGTACGATCGTCACGCCCATTTCATCCGGGCCACCACTGAAGGCGATGCCGATTTCGCGGCCTTTGGCCAGTGCTGCATCAGCCACGAGATCAACTGGAACACGCCGAACCCGCACTTACTTTTCAGGAACTGGCATCTGCGCGATGTCTGCTGGTCCGAGGACGAAACCGGATCCGTTGGCGAGATCTACGTGCGCTGGAAGCCAACCGTCAAGCAGCTCAAGAAAATGGGCTGGAGCCTGCACGACAACATCCAGCGACTCACTGGCATCAAAGATCTCGAGACGGTCGAGTGCATGAGGCTGGTCGTGTCGAGCGACATCTACAAGGGCCAGAACGGCGAAGGCGAGGGCTACCCTTGGATGATCGTCTATCTGGACGAGCGAAATAATCACGTCATGCACGAGCAAGGCTCGACCTCTCGCGGCTTCACTCTCCCCCGCTGGCAGACCGTGTCGGGAAGCCAGTACGCCTATGCACCATCGACCGTGGCGGGCCTGCCGGACGCTCGCTTGCTGCAGGCCATGAGCCTCACCCTGCTCGAGGCCGGTGAGATGAGCGTCCGGCCGCCGATGATCGCAACGCAAGACGCGATCCGCGGTGATGTCGCACTGTTTGCCGGTGGGATTACGTGGGCAGATGTGGAGTATGACGAGCGAAAAGGCGACGTGCTCCGACCGATTACCCAGGACAGGCGCGGCCTGCCGATGGGATACGAAAACCGCGACACGCAGATGTCGATGCTCGCGGAAGCATTTTATATCAACAAGCTCACGCTGCCGCCGCCTGAGGGCGACATGACAGCATTCGAGGTAGGCCAGCGCGTAGAGGAATATGTGAGAGCGGCCCTTCCATTATTCGAGCCGATGGAACATGAATACAATGGTCAGCTGTGTGAAGACACCTTTGACTTACTTCTACGTGCTGGCGCTTTCGGATCCGTCCAAGACATGCCTCGAGAACTACAGGGCCGTGAGGTCCACTTCAAATTCGTATCCCCGCTGCACGACGCCATAGAGCGCAAGGATGCCAGCATCTTCATGGAAACTCGCGACCTGCTCGCAGCTGCCATGGAGATCGATGAGGGCGCGATCTACAACGTCGACATGCAAGGCACGCTCAGGGCCGCCCTCGAGGGCATTGGCCTGCCGGCCAAGAACATCGTGCCACTGGAGGAGGTCGAGCGGCAGATTGCAGAAGCGAACCAGATGGCCAAAATGCAGCAGGAAGCTGAACTGGCAACGAAGGGAGGAGCAGCCGCAAGGGATGTGGCTCAAGCTGAGGCCAGTATGGCTACAGCGCAGGCCGCATGACGGAGATCAGGGAGACGGTAGCGGAGTGCTTGCCGCACAAGAATCCGCTCGTCAGGCCCGACTACACCGAGTTCGAGGTGCAGTCAGTCAGGGCTCTGGCCAGAGGTAAGGCAAGTGAACGCCAACAGATCGCAGCACTGGAATACATGATGCGCGCCTTTGGCACTCACGACATCAGCTACCGGCCCAACGATCCGCACGGCAGCGCCTTCGCAGAAGGTAAACGATTTGCAGGAACCACTTTGGTATGGATGCTAAAGTCAGCCCCGACAAGGACCGACCCCGATAAGACAGCCACCAGAGAGATGGACGACAATGACTGAAAATTTAATCACAGACGAAGGCCACTGGGCCGACGAGATCATCACCGACGAGACGCCGGCCGCTCACGCTGAGGCGTTGAAAGGTTTTGAGACACAGGGCGATCTGAACAATGCCTTCCTTGGTGGTCTGGATTCCGACTGGCGAGATGACTTCGCCCGCGATACCGATGGCAACGTCGATGACAAATTCAAATCACAGCTGCAGCGATACGCCAAGCCATCGGATCTGGGCAACGGATTTCGAGAGCAGCGAGCTACTATCAGCTCAGGCGCCTACAAGCAGGCCCCGGGCGCTGACGCGACTCCTGAGGACGTCAAGGTCTACCGCGAAGCCAATGGCATTCCGGCTGAGTCAGACGGTTATCTGGAGAACTTGCCAGAGGGACTGGTCATGGGCGACGACGACAAGGCGATCTTCGCTGACTTCGCTGGCGCCATGCACGAGATGAACGTCGATCCGGGCGTCATGCACAAGGCGATCGAGTGGTACAACGGCTTTGCAGAGCGCGAGCAAGATGCCCTGGCAGAGATGGACAGCAGCGATCATCAGGGCACCGAGGACACGCTCAGGACTGAATGGGGCACCGACTACCGTGCCAACATCAATCTGGTCGGCGCGCACATTGAGACGCAGTTCGGCAAAGAAGCTGCCGAATCACTGATGAACGCCCGCGATCCTGAAGGCCGCGCGATTATGAACATCCCCGGCATCCTCGAGGGTTTCATGCAGTCAGCCAGAACGATCAACCCCGTGCATCAGATCGCCCCGAGCACTGGCCGCACCGCGATCGAGACGCTGGACGAGGAGATCGCTGGCTTCGAGAAATTGATGCGCACCGATCGCAAGGCTTACAATGCGGACGAGAAAGGCCAAGCCCGCTACCGCGAGCTCTTGCAGGTTCGCATCGATCACAACGAGAGAAAATCCGCATAGGAGCACGACATGGCTACACCAACCCAACCCGGTGACGCGATCACCACCACGCTACAGCCCGGTGATGACATCGGTGTAGTTGCAGACAACACTGTTATGCCCGGTGACGTAATCGGCTAATGGCCAAGTCGAAAAAGAAGGTCGGGCTCCGAGGTGCCGCCAGATACATGGCGAACGTCGAGAGCCGCGGCCTGAACAAGGCCACTGCTGCCGTCAAGAAAAACGTCGCAGCACGGTCCAAGCGCAGCAGCAACGTGCGCACAGTCCTTTCAAAAGCAAGGAGCTACTGATGGGCAAGCTCAAGAATTTCATGGCACAGATGACAGCCAAGAGAGTGAACGCTGATCGGCCGTCACGATATATCACGGGCATCGAGCCTGGTGATCGTGGCACCAATGCTCCAGCGCCGAAAAAGAAGCGCCCGGGCCGTAGAGTCGGCACCTCGCCGCTTGGACCGGGTCGCGACAGACTCTGATGTCGGCCCTCAAGAAACTCGTCAAGGGCGCCTCGATATTTGACGTTGGCAACCCGGCCGCTCAGCTCTGGAGTCAGGGCGAATTCGATCGCGAGGAGGTCAATGATTTCGAGAAGCTCAAGGGCAAGGGCTTGGGTATGTCGCCTCAGGCAAAAGCAGAGTATCGGGCCCGAGAGGCTGCCAAGAAGCACATCGGCAAGGGTCTGGCTGTGCAGTCACCGTTGACATCTACCTACAGCTGATCGTATTCTTGCCACACCACGCTTAGCCGGACACCCTGCTCTCTGCAGCCCCGACGCCCCCCGGCCCCTGTGCCGCAACGTGGGAGGCTCCGCAAGGACACCCCTCTCACCGCACAATCAGGCTACCCCGATAGTGGAATAACGGATTATTCTTTTCATCTGGGAGAAGCCAAATGGCTGAAACAGCATTTCAAATTCAATACCGGCAGGAATTCATCGCCGCGTTTGAGGTCCACCAGTCACTCGTGCGTGAAAGCGTAACGACTGAGGCGGTCATCAAAGGCAATCAGGCGACATTCTTGGTAGCCGGTTCTGGCGGTGCGACCGCCAAGACACGCGGCGTGAACGGGCTAATCCCTGCTCGCGGCGACGACCTCTCGCAGCCTGTTGCGACCTTGGTAGAATGGCACGATCTCGTGCGCAAGACCGACTTCAACATCTTCGCATCGCAGGGCAACCAGCGCGCGATCATGCAGTCGACTTGCATGGCCGTTATCAATCGTAAGATTGACTCGGACATCATCACCGAGCTCAATACCGGCACCATCAACACAGGCGCAGCTGCTGCCGCTACCCTGAACCTCTGCCTCGAGGCTAAGACTCGTCTCGCTCAGGCTGACGTTCCATGGGACAGCGACATCACGTTCCTGGCAACGCCTCACTTCGAGGCCGTCATGCTGACACTGGCAGCCTTCACCTCTCGGGACTTCACTGCGAATGGCCCGATTGACGGAGTTCCAGAGGCATGGCGTGACCGCCAGCAGTCTTATCGCTGGCTTGGCATGAACTGGATCGTTCACCCGGCACTCCCGGGCGGCGCAACAGCTGATGCACAGTGCTTCGCGTACCACAAGAATGCACTGGGACATGCGTACAACTCAGATAACATCGAGGCGCGTGCGGGGTATGACGAGGAGCAGGACTACAGTTGGTCCCGCTGCACGATCTACATGGGCTCACAAGTATTGCAGAACAGCGGCATCGTCGTTGTGAACGCAATCGACAACACGCTACTCGCGTAAGGAGATTTGAGACATGGCTTATATTTCAAAAAATCTGACTACTCTCATTCCTCGTCTCGGTACTGGTGAGGACGTAGCTGACGCAAGTGCTACCTCTGCGATCCATATGTATCGAACTGTCACTGATGCCCGGTCGGATGTTATCGCGGCTGGTTACATCAGTGACGGCAATGACAAAGGTCTCGCAGTGAATGACATCTTGCTGGTCGTTGACGATGCAACAGTGGTAACGCTGCATCTCATCACCGTGGTCGACGCCGCTGGCGACGTCACGGCGACAGCTCGGCCTGCCATTCCTTAGGCCGATTGGCTTAGCAGTACGCTTTGCGCGACAATGCGAGGGGCAGGCTCATCCGGGTCTGCCCCTTTCTTGTCACGGAGCAACGTAAATGTCTGAAGCAGCACAAGTAATCACACCCGAGGCCGATGCTGAAGTGGAGGCACCGCCAATGGAAAAGGCCGTGCCTATCACGCAGGCTCGTTTTAGTCTCGCGGTCGAAGCAAACAACCGCTGGCGCATAGACGTACCAATCGGCGTCACGCCAGAGCAGATCCTCAAAGACGAATCCTACTGGCAGCACATTGCCAACTTCCTGAAACCGGGCGACGAGATCATCGTCATGCCAGACAACATGGCATGGAAGCTGGAGCTGCACGTCGCAGGCGCTGGCCGCCTGTTCGCTCACGTTTCGATGGTGTCCTTTGCCGAGCTCGTGCGGCCAGATCAGCTGGTTGCGTTGCCGTCGATCTACAAGGTCGAGTTCCAAGGAACGCATCACAAGTGGGCCGTCATTCGTGAGAACAAGCCCCTCAAGGACGGATTCGAGACTGAAGCTCTTGCTCGGCGCTATGCCCAAAACCATGAGGCAGCGGTGCAACGGTAAGCCGATCAAGGACTGAACATTAGCGCAGGGATGCGCTGGCCTGGAGTAAGAAATGACTGACAAGCTCTCGATCTACAACGGCGCTCTGAGCATCCTTGGCGAGCGTAGACTCGCTGACCTCACGGAGAATCGCGAACCTCGCTATAAGCTCGACGAAATCTGGGACAACAATTTCGTCAGGCGCGTCCTGCAGATGGGGCAGTGGCAGTTCGCTCAGCGTACCGTGCAGCTCGACTCGAGCCCCTCTGTGACACCGTCCTTCGGTTATCAGTACGGCTTCGATTCCCCGACAGACTGGCTCAGGACCATGGGCGTCTGCTACGACGAGTATTTCAACCTGCCGATCACACGCTATTCCCGCGAGGGCCAGTGGTGGTTCTCGGACGCGGATCCGCTCTACATCAAGTACGTCAGCGATGACGTCCAGTTCGGCGCTGACTACAGTCTGTGGCCGCATAATTTCACGGAGATGGCCGAGCACTATCTGGCCTACAAGGTCGGGCCCCGCCTGATCGGTATTGACGTCGACGAGACCGGCCTGCTGCGCAAGTGGCGATTCTGGCTTGCCGAGTCGAAAGCTGTCGACGCCATGGAGGAGCCGGCCAAGTTCGCTCCAAAGGGCGGTTGGGCCAGATCTCGACAGGGATTCAGATCCAGCGGCGGCGATCGCGGCTCACGCAACCAGCTGATCGGATAGGCCATGGCGACTGGCGAAAAGACACTCCTCGCATTCAACCGGGGAGTCATCTCAAAACGCGGACTGGCCAGACAGGATCTGGATCGCATGGCGATGTCCGCGGAGATCCAAAGCAATTTCGTTCCCCGAGTGCTCGGCTCGATGATGCTCCGACCGGGGCAGAAGTACATCGACACGATGTTCGAGGATCTCAATCTGGTGCGCCAGATGCCATTTGTTTTTGGCGTCGACGATACGGCCCTGCTCGAGTTCGGCACGACCGGGTATTTGCGAATACGCATCGACGATGTCCTGCTCGAGCGGGTAGCCGTTATCGCGGCCGTCACCGATCCGGGTTTCGACTTGGCCCTGGCTGGCGGCGCGAACGACTGGCAGGATGACTCGGATGTCGGTGCAACGGCTGAGTCAGGCGCTGGCGCCGTGATCCCGAACGTCCTGAACCTCGATGGCACTGGCGTTGAATACGCCAAGGTCACGCAGCGCGTCGAAGTGGATGCCGGCGAGACGGCCGTAGAACATGCGCTGGTCATCACCGTGCAGACCGAATTCTGCCGGCTCCGTGTTGGCACGACAGTCAACGCCGATGATCTGGTCTCAGAGACGCAGCTCGGCAAGGGCGTCCACAACATCTCATTCACTCCGGGTCAGGATCACTTTTTCATCGAGCTGGCCAACGATCGCAACTATCGCTGCATCGTCACCAACTGCGATCTCGCTGCCGCTGGTGCTGTTTCGTTCACGACAGGCTGGTCGACTGAGGAGCAGGTCCGGCATGTGCGGTGGGCTCAGTCCGGTGATGTCATCTATACCGCCTCTCGTGGCCTGCAGACCAAGAAAATCGAGCGCCGCGGTGACGGCCGCTCATGGTCAATGGTTGACTACGGGCCCGAGGACGGCCCGTTCAATCACCTGAATGTCTCGGCCACGACGATCGAGGTTGACGCCATCGAGGGCGACGTCACGATCACCGCCAGCGAGCCAATCTTTGAGCAGACTATGGGTGGCAGTGTCTTTGGGGCAGGCGCCCTGATCCGCGCCGCATCGCAGGGTCAGGTGGTGACTGAGGCCGTCACTGGTCCAGACCAGTTTTCACCCGCGATCCGCGTCTCAGGATCTGGAGAGGCCAGACGCTTTGGCATCATCATCGAGAATATCCCTCCGGGCTCAGGCACGGTCACGGTGCAGTTCTCCATCGGATCTGATAGCGGCCCGTGGAATGACCTCACGCCTCAGTACACGGTCAACCAGAATACGACCTACCTCGATGAGCAGGACAACCAGATCATCTATTACCGGATCGGCATCAAGGCCGGCGACTGGACTGCCGACACGATCAACTGCACCCTGAGCTACACCAACGGCTCACTCACTGGCATTGCCAGGATGAACGGCTACACGTCTCCGACAGTCATCAGCGGCTACGTCATCGAGCCCTTCGGCTCCTTGCTACCGACGAAGGACTGGGAGATCGGCCAATGGAATGGTGGCGACGACAACGGCTGGCCGTCGACAACCGACATCCACGAGAATCGCATCTGGTTCGCAGGCCTCGATCGCATCTGGGGGTCCGTGTCGGACAACTACGAGTCGTTCGATGACGAGACCGAGGGAGACTCCGGCCCGATAAATCGCAACATCGGTTCCGGCCCGATCCGCGTCATCAGCTGGCTGAAGTCATTTGGCCGCCTGCTGATCGGTACGTCCGAGAATGCAGCCGACATCGACTCGGCCCGCATGGACGGCAACCATCCTCTCGGTGTGCGCTCGAGCTCATTCGATGAGGCGCTGACGCCGACCAATTTCAACATCAAGACGATCAGCTCCAAGGGTGTGTTCGTCGACCGGACGCTGCAGCGGCTCTACGAGCTCAGCTACAACGCCGAGGCGACTGACTACGCGAGCATCGATCTGTCGATCTTTGCGCCAGACTTCAACATCGTCGGCATCACGCAGATCGCCGTGCAGATGAAGCCTGACATCAGGGTCCACTGTGTCCGCACGGATGGCACTGTCGGGATGCTGGTCTACGACCGCCTCGAGAATGTCATCTGTTGGGTGGACATCGTGCTCGGCGGCGTTGGCAACTGGTGTGTCGAGGACGTCGCGGTGCTGCCCGGTCAGGAGGAGGATCAGGTCTACTACACGGTCAAGGGTTTCAATTCAGAGGACGGCGAGGAGCGGTTCCTGCTGAAGTGGTCGAAGGAAACCGAGGCAATCGGTGGCCTGAATAACTATATGTTCGACGCATGGGGCCAGTACGATGGTGCGCCGACCAATCAAATCATAGGCTTAGAGCGCCTGTCCGGCCTCGAGGTTGGTGTCTGGGCTGATGGCGCAGACCGCGGCACGTTCACGGTGACGCAGTTCGGCACCCCGGGCGAACTGGATCTCGACGCTGAATACTCGAATATCATTTATGGACTGGTCTACACGGCCCAGTTCAAGAGCGCCAAGCTCGGCCGGCTCGATGGCATCGGAATGCTCGAGCACAAGAAGGTCAACCGGCTCGGCTTCATTGCCCAGAACCTGCACAACCAGGGCATCCAGTACGGGCCCGACTTCGATACGCTCTACGACATGCCCAAGGTCGAGGCGGGGCAGGAAACGGACCCAGATTTCATCTGGGAGGATTATCACGAGGAAAACTTCTCATTCGGTGGGGAGTGGAAACCAGATTCACGAATATGCCTGCAAGCAATAGCGCCGAAGCCGGCCACGATCATGGCGGCGATAGCGGAATTCGAGAGTGTCGAGAAGCGCAGCAACAAGCGCCGAAGATAACGACCCGCTACGCAACGTCCAAAGACTTCATCGATTTTTACGGTGCGAACCCGCGTGGCACCGTGAGGGCGTTTGTTCTGCTGATGGATGACGTACCGCACGGATTCATTGGCATCATTCGCGAGAACGGTATCGGCAAATTCTTCACCGAGAACACCGACGAGCTGCGCCCCTATCTCAATTCAATTACTATCACTCGGGCTCTGTATGCGAGCCGCGACTGGTGCCGGAGTTACAAGGGCCCTGTCGTGTCGATCGCAGAGACGGTGGAGGGTTGCATAGCACTCAACAGAATGGGGTTCGAGCACTTGGAAGGCGTCTACTACGGATGGTTTGATAAATGGCAGCAATAGCAGTCGCAGCAGTGATGCTGGTCGCCGGAGCCTACAAGGGTTATCAGGCGAAAAAACTCAAGGACGAGGAGGCCAAGGGCATCCGTGAAGCAGCCGGACGCACCATGGCGATTACGACTCGCAAGATGCAGGAGGAGATCCGCAACAAGGAGCTCATGCACTCGCGCGCCATTGTGGTCGCTGGTGCCTCAGGCGCTGGCACAGAGGGCCTGACAAAGCTCCTCGGGGATCTCAACACCGAGGGCGAGTATCGTGTCATGTCCGTGCTCTGGAACGGCCTCAACGAAGCCGAGGGCCTCCAGTACCGCGCAGCAGCGGCAGAGCGTGAGGGTAATGCGGCCCAGACCGCTGGAGTGATCGATGGCATCACCTCGGCCGTGTCAGCATATTCCGGCATGGGCGGCATGGGCGGCGGCGGTGCTCCAGCTGCTGTTTCTGGCACTGCAGCCCCTCGCGGCTTTGGTCCTACTGGCAGCAATTACTCGCCGGTCCCGGGCGGTCGTCCGACTCTCTGGACTGATCCGAAAAAGATCCCCACTTTTGGACAGTTCTCGCCTGTGATTCCACCTCGACTCTGGGGAGACTGATGACCTCAACAAAGAATTACCGCGTCGATTCGTTCGTCGGTGGGCTGGCCATCAAGGCACCCTGCAAGACCGTCTCGCTGATTAACATCGCAGACCTGACCGGCATCGGTGACACCATCGGTGGCTATGTCGTCGGGGCTGGTGATCGAGTGCTTCTCACCGCTCAGACGGATCCGATAGATAATGGCATCTACACAGTCGAGACGTCTGCTTGGTGCAGGGCTGGAGACTTCGACGGCAATCGCGACATCGTCGGCGGGACCATCGTCCCGGTCTGGCGGGCCTCCATGTCCGACATCGTGCTCTATCAGGTCGACGGCATCCCGAGCTCCCTCGAGGTCGGTGTAGACAGCGTCACGTTCATCGTCTACTACGACGCGACCCTGGCCGGCATTGCAGAGGCGCCGATCGACGGCAGTTCCTACGTGCGAAACAACGCTGCATGGACGCTCGAGGCAGCCGGCTCCCTGCCTTCGCCTGCAACGAGCTCGGTGCTCATTGGCGATGCGGCTGGCACGAGCTGGATCGTTTCGCCTGACGTATCGATCAGCCCGACGACCGGAGCCATCAGCACGACTGGAGCACTCCTCCTCAGTGACGGTGTCGACTCGTTCTCCTTGTCTGCGGCAGCAGGCATCCTGACTCTCATTGGAACTGGCGGCACCAGCTATTTCGATGTCGTTCCTCGGATTCACCTTGAAAACCCGCTGCGGATTGCTGAGCAGGCTTCGGGCGACTTCGACATCACCGCATTCGGCCAGTTCTGGGTCCGTAGCGATGTCGATAACGTGCCGATGTTCACCTCGGATGACGGCACCGATCAGCTGCTCGATCCGTCCGCGTCTGAAATCAACGAGCAGAATGGCAACTATACGACCGTCCTCGCTGACAAGGGCAAGACGATCCGCAAGGCATCAGGCGGTGCTGGCGAGACCTTCACGATCGCGGCCGAGGCCTCTGTCGACTACAAGATCGGCACATACCTCGCATTCGACAACGATGGTGGCGGCACGCTGTCAATCGCCATTGATGGCGGTGACACGCTGATCTTTGCAGACGATGGCACGACCGGCACCCGGACGCTGCAGTCAGGCGGCATGGCCACCCGGACGCTGCAGTCAGGCGGCATGGCCATCGCCTACAAGAACGCTGCAGCTCAGTGGAAGATCGCGGGGCGCCAACTGGCATGAGTGCCCCGCAGGCCATGTTCCAACTGATGTGCGGAGACTCAACTCCGTGCGCACCGCTGTTCACTTCAAGCCCATGGTTCGTTGGCGATTCCTACCCTTCTCCGGCATTAGCCGGTATCGAGATCGAGGCTGATGGAACGATCACCCGATTTACAAGCACCACCAGCAACATCTTGGTTGGTAGATGGGACGGTGGTTGCGGGATACTCGATCGTGCTGACTACGATTTCAGGGCTGATCGCATTAGCGGAGCGGCCGACTTTGATGGCGCCAATAAAGAGAGCATCTGGTATTCGGGTGTCGGGTTGGTTGCCTATTCGCTGTTGTTCGTTGGGTTCGGCGTCAAGAGCATTTCCTCAACGCTGAGAGTGCGACCGACTGGCGGTGGAGTAGACATCGACACCGCCCCACTATCTATAGAATTGGATCTCACATAATGGCAACTCTCCCACAAGCAGCTGACTATGGCGCCCGAGTACAGCTTCGGTCTGATCGCATCGACGTACCTGGCTCTGGCGAGCTGGCTGTGGCCAGTGCCCTCGAGCGAGCCGCAAGCACGTTCGCTGGCATGGCGATCGAGCACAAGCAGAAGGACGACGCTCTCAGCTACGCCAGTGCCAAGAACGAATACCTGATCGCCAGCATCCAAGAGCAGGAGAAGCTCAAGGATGACATGAACTTTGACACTCAGGACGATCGCTACCGTGGGGCCATGGCTGGCCATTACGAGCGCCTGTTCCCGACCGTCAACAGCAAACGTGACCAGCAGCTGTTTGACGCTGAGGCTCGCCTGATGAACGAGCGTGGCTCCGTGACAGTAAAGGATGGCGCCCGCAAGAAGCGGATCGACAACGCCCTCGCGCAGTTCAACTCTCACGCTCAGGACGCCAGGGCAATCATCCTCACGGCCAACAATGCGCAGGATGCTCAGGAGGCCATGTTCGGCGTCCTCGAGGAGGCCACTGCGCTCAGGGATGCTGGCTACCTCGATGCAGCCGAGTACAAGAAGGTGCTCCAGATCTGGGTACAGGACACTGCATTCGCCAGACTACGGGCCATGGATCCAGCGGAGCGCGAGAAGCACCTCGAGGCCACGGTCACGCATCGCAGGACAACCGGCAAGCCGATCACCGAGGAGGACATCAAGGCCGGTCTCGGCTCAGGATCGATCGCTGACTTCCTGCCTCTGGACACTGCCGTCGCTATGCTCGAGTCCACACAGAAGGCCATCGACATCGATGCGACTCTCGGCTCTGCTCAGGCGATCTTTGATGTGGCCTCGTCTGCGAGCCAGACCGACAGCGGTGCGATGATGGATTCGATACGCGAGCTTACCAAGGACGCTGATCCAGCTACGCGCGAGAAGGCCCTCGTGCTCGGCCGGCAGGAGCGAGACGATAGACGCAATGAGCTCGTTGACGACCAAAATCGAATTATGACCGCTGGCTCTGCTGGCATTCGCAACGGCATCAACCCCAATGAAATGGACCCCGATGATCTGGCGGTTCTGTCAGGTGGGCAGGTCCGTGTACTCGAGGCTGAATGGCAGGCGTTCCTCGAGGATCGCGAGTTTGGTGAGGCTACGATGTGGACCAAGACGCAGGCCGACGAAAGCGGAATGCCCGTGTCGTATGCAATGTGGCGCGACCGCACTGATGAGCAGAAGGTTCTCATAGATCTGCAGAGTGCTGAGTGGCGCATGTCAATGACCAAGGAGGTCCACAAGTCGCTGGTCGATGAGCAGGATCTGCTCAAGAAGGGCGGGAGTGGCAAGACACCGGGCGGCCTGACCAATAATCAGATGGTCAACTCCGCGCTGGTGCGCGCTGGCTTCATTCCTGGGAGCGGCCGTGACATAGAGGAATATCAGGCCTATCAGCAGCTCGTTTATTCGATGGACCGGGCAACTGCAGACCAGACGCTCTCGAACACTGAGCGCGCCAAGATCCTGGCTGAGATCATGGCCCCGATGGCATTCACCGACACCTACGTCTGGTGGCCAGACAAGGACATCAACGACATGATTCCGGTCGCAGCGATGTCCGTGAAGCAGCGGCAAACCGCTCGCATTCCGTGGTCACAGGCCGCCGATGACATCATCCCTGCAGATCCGACGACTGGCGCTGTTCCGACCACCTATCAGGCGCAGCTGGAACTGATGGCATCGAAGATGACGCCTAAACCGAGGCCAAGCACGGCCGACTACGAGCGGGCCTACTTCGCGCTGAAGCATGGCCACCAGTACGGCATGACAAGGGAAGACGTCTACGCGAGGCTCCGCAGTGAGTAGCACAGCCGACGACATCTATGATCGAATACGTCGATCTCAGGAGGACCAGCAGCAGCAGCAGCGGCTGCAGATTGCCAATGATCTTGATGAGAACGACTACAACAAATCGGCCCGGATCTGGGCTGTCGAGGCAAACACCAAGCTGCCCTATGAGGTAGTCGCTGCAGATCTCGATAACCTCGAGGACCAGATCAGGCGCGAGTCGTTCGACTACGAGCAATACACGGATCTGGTCAACGGTGCTCCGGCCTTTAATCGGTTCGTCTCTGAAAATCCATTCCACCTGTCAGTCCTGAAGCGCGACCACAAGAACCTCTCGAGCCTCGAGCGCGCATACCGTCAGATGTCCCTCGGTTGGCAGGGCGGTTGGGCCATGACCGAGATTGCCGAAATTCGTGACAGACAGCTCGCTGATTTCGATAATCCCGACAATGAGGCAGACAAGAAACGACTCGAGATCCTTGGCCGCTACAGCGAGGTCAGTGGCTCCTACGCTGGCGCCGACAACTGGTTTGCCAAGCTGCTGGTCGGTACGGCTCAGCAGGTCCCGATTCAGGCGTGGCTGGTGGGCGAGAGCTTGGATGACGTCGCGATCGGCGCCGGCATCGGTGGCGCTTACGGTGCCGCAGCTGGATCCGTTGCTGGTGGCGTTGGCGCGCTGCCGGGGTTTCTCGGTGGTCTCACGACTG